GGGGTCTTCTGCACGACTGCCCCGTGCAGTTGGGCATACCCTAATGCTTAAACAATAGGGTGTAGGCTCTGTAGCCTTCATGGGACCGTTTCTCAATTCTCTTTGGCTTCATAGCCGTCTTAGGTCATCTTGATACCCTGCTGAACGTATAATTAGTACCATTTGATTAGGTTGTTTAAGACCAACCTGTCAAAGGGTTATACGCTAATAGCATTGTACTGTTTGTTTAATAACTATTTCAATTTTAAGCGCCATTATTCAACAGTCCAATCTGGCGAATATTCAAGATCGCCTTGTTATATAAAGCTCTGTTCATTTACATCGTAGACATCAAATGTTTTGAAAAAACTACTAGGAGTAGTTTTGTATTTATTGACATACTACTGTATTTGCTCAGCTAAGTTGGTGGTTAGTACAACAGCTTTCTTTTTATAGTCTAACGCATTAACGTATTGAACCGTGTGCATATTGCCGAGGTCAAAATCGCTAAGGTTGACTTCTTGTGGTGGTTTTTCAGTATGGGGTTAGTTAGCTGAAAAACCTCCTAATCTTTTATTTGCTTCAGATGTTATCTAGGTTAAGTGCTCTACTATAATTCGATTTGCTTAGTCAGCATTACAATGTCCAATTCGGAAAAATTTTGCGGCTAACGATTGTGCATCTTTTTAGGTTAAGTTCATGAGTTCTGGAAAATCTGAGACTAAAGCTTCTAAATATTGTCGTGTTTCAGGTGATTTTTCTGCGTATTCAACCGGGTGAGCAACGTTAGCTCCTTAAGTAGGAATAAACTCCATAACTTAAGCTACATTTATGTAACCTACTGTCTTTGATGCTTCAAACCCTGAAAACGTGTAATAAAATATAGGTTAATCACCTGAGCTTCCTGGGTATTCGTTGTTTGATGCGAATTTTTCAGTATATTCCCAAAATGGTAATATCATACGATATTCGCTGTAAGCATTGCCTGTTTAATAATATAGTGTTGACAACATCTCTTGTTTAGTTATAGCATAACTATCTTATGCTGTAGATGAAGGATTACCATTACCCCTGTAATAACATGCAGAGACTTAGCCGTTCACGTTTTGACTGGCAGTCATATGAACGGTAACTGATTCCGCAGATATACGTTATTATGAAATTGTCGACAATGTACTACCAGTTCGCTTGCCTTTTCCGGACCATGCAACGGAAGCGTTAGTACCTTAAGCGATGTCGAGCGTATTCTATTTGGCCAACCATGCTACTGAAGATGAACCAAATCCTCCTAAAGCATAAAGTCTAATCATTGCGTCTCCGGAAGCATTTGTTTCGATTGGTATTTCAATTATGTCGTAAGCCAGAGCTACTTTACGCGGGGTACTCATATGTGTACGATATCTAAAGAATTCGGGACATATAAATGTTGCTAGCATCTTGCCTACTATGTGTTGATGTGG